CCTGCCGAGGTGGCCCGAAGCTCCGTGCTGATCGATGCCCTTCGAGACATATCCACAGGCGGAGGCCACTCCGGTGGCACCACAATCCAAATCGGGGACATTTACGTCACGGGGAATGGCGGAGACGGCGCCAGCCTGGCCAGGCAGATCAAAGAGGCCCTCCTGAGGGAGCTGGACGATTTTACATTCAAGTCTAAGGTCGAGCAGATCGTCCATCGGGCCAACAGGGCATACATCGCATAAATGAGGGTGAAAGCTATATCAGACGACATTATCCCATTCAAGATCGACGAGCTGCAGTTCGACGTCGTTTCGACCGCAGAAGACGGCACCTGGGAAGAGGATGCTCGCCCGATGCCGTATCCTATCGAGGTGACGGAACGGTACGAGGTAGTGGTGCAGCCCGTCCCAGGCTATAAGTCTATCACGCAGGCAACGGAGCCCGTGGCCCTAAAGGAGCTCCATTTCACCGTTACCACCTTCACGAGGGACGACAAGGAAGCCATGGACGGGCTGAACAATTACAAGCCACACGCCGTCCAGTGCCATCTCCTGGAGGTCTCCCCCCTGCTCATGTACCTAGTCACAAAGATCCGGAGAGTCCCGGCCACAGGCATGCAACAATGGGCCGTCGAATGGGATTGCACTTTGAGAGAATGCAATGATAATCAATAATATTATTTTTATATAACTAACAAGCGATTTTAGGTACTAATAGAAACTATTTATATGGGGGGATACAGATGTATGTGTTATGCAGACATGCGTTGTTAAGGTGTGCTCCTTCTGCAAAAAAGAATTTCAGATACGTTTAGCAGATGTTAACCGGGGGCGTGGGAAGTATTGCTCTATCGCTTGCGCCAAAGGGTATCGCACAGCAAACTCTAAAAAAGTCACTACGCGCTGTAAATACTGTGGAAAGTCGTTTACAAATTTACCCTCTAAAGTCAACGACCGCCGGGGAAAATACTGCTCACATTCTTGCGCTGTAAAAGATCGAGCCGTTCCTATAATACGTAAATGCGAACGATGCGGAACCGAGTTTAAAACCTTCCAAAATTGGATCAACCGAGGCGACGGGAAATATTGTTCGAGAAAATGCAGCAACAGTCATAAGAAAACTGGTGTGATAAAGCATTGTAAAGTATGCGGTGAATCGTACTACGCAACACCGCGTCAGACCAGCCTGTACTGCTCTCGAAAATGTTTTGAGAAAACGATAGGGCGGAGAGTCCTTAGGGTCTGCATAAAATGTGGTAAAGAGTTTTCAACTATACAGTCAAAAAATAAACGGGGGTCTGAATATTGTTCAAAGGCGTGTTGGTATTCTGACCTTTGTGGTCCAAAAAATCCAACTTGGCGGGGTGGGTTGAGCTTTGAGCCTTGGTGTTGGAAATTCAATAAAAAATTAAAAGAGAATGTTCGGAATAGTTTTGGCAGACGATGCCTCTTATGTGGTCGGCTGGAGTGTGAAAATACTACAACAACCGGAAAAGTTAGAAAACTCTCTGTCCACCATGTTAATTATGATAAAAATGAGGGCTGTAATGGAAAGCAAATGCACCTTGTGCCCCTTTGCTTAAATTGTCATATAAAGACCAATTTTAACCGCGAAGAATGGATATGCACGATATCAGAAAAGCTACAAGAGCATAGTGATATGGAGTAATTATGCCACTCGGCCACTTTATAGTCATAGATGGAATTGACGTTAGCCCCTGGGTCTTGGGGTGTGATATCGACGTCCTCGTCCCGGCCACGAACGAAAGCTTCGTGCAACAGTGTGACTTGACCTTAAGCAACATAAATGGTATGTGGGATGGCGCTTTTGGGGCAGTCGGCTTCGGGACGCTGTCTACGATCATGGTCATCCTCTACTCCATCGAATACAACACGAGCCTTGAGAATCCTAACGTTTATATCTCTCTCGTTTTCACGGGTTATTGCCAGAAGGTAGATACCGGCTATCTGACGATCAAGATTAACGCAGGAACAACTGACTGCAAATCCAACGGCTATATCGATCAAGATATCCACAAGCACAATGGGCAGCCAACCGGTCCGGCGCTGGAAGAGATCCTCGCCATGTGGAATCTACCACCTGGAGTTATCTATACACCAATCGGTATGGATAAAAGAGAGTGGGAGTTCATGATGGACCAGGGCGGAAAAGGCGTCCTTGATTATCTTTCAGATTGGGATGGGCTGCCCATCTGGATGAATGAGTATGGGAAGCTCACTAAGATCCCACCTGGTGTGATGGGCACGAACCCGGAGTACACGGGCCGAATGAAAGCCCCCTCACAAAGCGAGTCCGCTGTGGGCTTCTGTAATAAGGTGATCGTCCGGGGCGGATCATTTGTAAATGCCAAAGACCCGGGAGCCGTGCTCCTCCCGGCTAAAGCAGTCGGATACGTGACCACCATAACAGACTTGGAAGATATTCTCGCCAATGACGCGGGTGAGGGAGGAGCGGCCGCGGCTTCTGACATGATTGCTAATTATGGCTGGATCCTGGCGCCCACGTTTTTCTTTCCGGAATGCACCACAGACGATGAATGTCATAAGCGCGCTGTGATGTTGTTGGCCCGATATATCACCTATTGGAAAAGAGCGGTTCCTGCGGTCGTGGGTCGCACCCCAAAGCTATACTCGGGGATTGCATACAAGTATCCCAAACTAATTGAGATGCTATGGCAACTCAGCACTTTACAGGTCGGTTGGGTGGTCCGAGCCAAAACAAACTATTCTCCCCAAACTGGTTGGGTTTGTTTTACGGAAATCCATCCGTTCGGAATCAATGCGTCTATGACTGAAAAGATCTATGAGGATGTGAAGCTAGGAAAATGACCCTCCCTCAAATCAAGCACAACATCACCCGCGGTAGGCAGAATACACACGCCTACATGGACGACGATCCTGCTATTGTGGGTGGGGCTTTCGGGGCTACCGACAGCCTGTATATAGTCTGCTCCAAGAAGCTGGCAGTGGCCATTTACGGCCAGAACCCCAGCTACGATGCCGTACTCCTAAAGAGGGGGTTAAAAGACGGCTGGCTCAAGCTCATCATCAACCCGGACCTTTTCGAGAGCTTAAGCAATCCACTGGCATCTATAAGAGCAATAAAGGCAGAAGAAGCGATCGGAACCGGCTGGTATAAGCTCCTGATCATACCTGAATGGGGAAGCAGGCGGTAGATAATGAGTGCAAATTTAAAGGGGGTAGGCAGGGATGAAAGCCTCCGGATGGACCAGCTGGGTCATAAGCTAGAGGTCTGTCAGGTCTTCCGAGTCTGGACCCACAACAATCCCGATGATTGGAACTGGCAGGTCTGCGACGTTATCATCCAGGACTCGGTGCCCCTCACCCCTGACACAGTAGGCAACGACGGCCCGGCCGTGCGACTACGGGTTCCTGTTCGGCAAGGTCATATAGGCAACCGATCCGGCACACCCTGGACTCCGAGAGTGGGTGAGTCTGTCCTCGTGGGCTTCTACATGAATGACCGGCCGATAATCCTGGGGACCTTGCCACCCCAATACATGCTCCCTGTATGCCGGAGTTCCGCTAACCCTAGCGCATCGAAAGATGGGGCCAGAGAAGACTGGGTGGAACCGGATTATCATAATATCTATGATCACCGCACGAAGCTCGTGCAATGGCTGCACGTTCCCCGCGACTTTATCACGGACACGAACGGCAAGAAATGGGATACCACCTTCGACCACAGCAAGGTCGACCCGACCGGGAAACTCCGTCCGGTGTGCTTCAATTATTTTGACAAGACCAGAGATCTCATGCTGGTATTCGAATGCAAGAAGGGCCGGGATGTACCAGATTGCAAGCTCTGTGAGCTCAACGGAGATGGGTCCGGTCAGGGTCCGGATTACGTAAAATGCGAGTCCGGCTGCAGCGGAGACAAACCAGCTGCTAATATCTGGCTTAAGTTCCTGGGGAATGATTACGAAGGATCCGACGACCTGATCCTCCGGACAAAATACCACCACAGCTGCGGATCTCTATTCTGTTTCGATGGTAAGACGACCGGCTACAACGAAGGCCGGATCTGGCTGGAGGCCATGAAGGCCCACGTCCACCGGGCTCATATCCACTTCAGAGCACAGGGGACGAGCGTCGGGGCAAATCTATCACTTCGCAGCGACTACACGAAC